CTATCTGAACTTGTATATCGTCTTATTAGGCCCACCAGGGGTCTGTTCTAAATCAACTTCATTAGAACTTGGTGGAAAAATGCTGAAAGAGACTGGTTATTCAGTTCTTGAAGGATCAGTTTTAAAAGAAAAAATCATCCTTGAGATGGTACAGCAAAGACGTGACTTTCAGGTTGACGACAATACCACTTTTCCTCATTGTAGTATCACCTATTTAAGTGACGAACTCAAGACCTTGCTTACGAGTGGGTCTGAGATGGGAACATTTTTAGTGGATATTTGGGGCCGTGATGACTTATATGTCTACAAGACAAAGAACTCAGGCCAAACTGAGATTCCGTATCCTTATTTCAACCTGTTAACTGCGGCTGTCCCACAATGGTTCGGTACTAACTTAGCATCAGATATGGGTGCAACTGGCTTGTTGGCTCGCTGCATCCTGGTTTATCAAGACAAAAAAAGAGGTAAATTCCCAGATCCAATAGTTACACCTGAACAATGGGAGGCACGTAACCGATGTGTAAATCATTTGCTCGCTATGCAAAGCCATTTTGGTCCAATTCCTACTTCTAAAGAAGCTAATGATTTTTACCGTTCCTGGTATATGACTCAAGAACCTTCCCCAACTGAGGACTTTAGGATAGTTGCTTATCTGGAGCGACGAACAAAAGTTTTCGTTCTTAAAGTTGCTGCTTTAATGGCGTTAGGAGATGGTAGATTCTTAATTGATAAAGTCGATATTGAACGCTCTTTGCATGTTTTCAATTTGACAGAAAAACGCATCCGAACAGCTTACTTAATTGCCGGCGGAAACCGTCTCGCTCCTCATGTCCAACGCATAAAAGACATTGTAAAGATGAATAGTGGCCGCATGGAAGTCACAAAACTCTATAGCATCTTCCATACCGAACTTGAGCCAAATGATTTCAAAACGGTCTTACAAATTTTAAAAGAGACAAATGATATAGAACTCAAGATCGAGTCATCAAGAACTTTTATTTACCTCAAAACAAAGGAGGATTAAATGGGTGAGTCACAGATTATAGGTGTTCGCTTCTCTTTAGAATTTGCAGAACGCTTAAAAAAGATGGCTAAGGAACGCTCTATTGGTGGTAATAAAGTCACTGTCTCAGATATTGTCCGAGATATTGTAATTAATAATCTCGATTTTTCCTATAATTTTTCCCAATGGGAGATTGAAGCCTGGAATTTATTCAATGTAAATGCCCATAACATAAAATTTGCCCTTCATAACTCTACAACCGCCGAACAATTTTTCTCCATTCTGACCCGATGGTCAAAGGACACAAAAATCAGGGTTATTCCAAGCCCTGACATGACCATGATCGAATTTACACATAAAGATCGAAATTATGTATTGACGCAGCCTCGACATATCGCTAAGTTGCAGGCTATTGCTGAAATTGTTGACGAATTGGCAAGGCAAATAACAGTAAGTGCATTAGAAGGAGTGGACGATGCACAGACGAGTCTATGTAACGGGACCACTGGAGGGGGCGACTCTCCAGGTAATGAAGAATCATAGGACAAATATAGACCTTGTTTGCAGACGAATACTAATTGCTGGCGACGTTCCCATTTGTCCTATACTTTTTACTCATGATTGGCAAAAAGACCCACGCTTTTCTAAAAAGTTAGATTGGTGGATTGATAATGTCTTCAAAATTTACATGATTGACTGTGAAATATTTTGCTATGTACCTACATTAGCTGGAGTAAAGAGTGATAGAATGGAATTGGAGAAAAATCTTTGGCGTTTAATGGGTGATGGCAAATTTATTATTGCTGATCGTATACTGGATATACTTACAAGGGGGACAAATGGCAATATTCGATGATCCAGTAACTAATAAAGCTATGTTGGATCTTTATGAAAAATTTAAAGACCAAAAATTTATCGTTTACCTGGCTAAACGATTTATATTACCTAAACCTCTTGATGTTATTGCACTTGAGTTAGGTTATGAAGTAGGAATTTTTCATAAGTTTTTTGTAGAGTTTCCTGAACTGGAATTAAAGTTTAAAAATGCAGTTGAAACCGAATCTAGTAATGAGACTGACCTACTGGTTCGTCAAGGCTCAACTCAGGCCCTTAGACGCCTTGTTGAGATTATCGACCCAACTGCGCCTGCTTTGGACAATAAAGACTTGATCACCGCTTGTCGAGCTATTCTATCCGTTTCCAAGCCAACCGGAAAAACCCCGGAAAATTCTGACCTCGACAATTTAATGAAAGATTTGATAACTGGAGGTAATGGCGAATGAAAAGGCATCTCAAAAACAAGTTCTATACATAGTCTCCAAATTAAACGAAGCCTACGGACAGGACTTCGAGAAGTGGGCTAGAGAAACAATAGACTTTTCTGGATTAACTTATTCATCGCTTACCGAGCAACAATCTGAAATTTCCCAAACTTTAGTCAAAGATAAATTCGTCTGTGTCAGTGCAGGGGGTGGTATAGGCAAATCCGCCTTGGCTGCACTTTTAACTATTTGGTATCTCTCATGTCATCCTTACGCTATTGTTGCCACAACAGCCCCAACAGCTAAACAACTCGAAGATGTTCTATGGTCACAAATTAGTCAGTGGCTTAAACGCTATAAATACCAAGACCTCTTCACCCTTCTCTCCCAAAAGCTTTACATTAAGCATTTCAAAGAATGGTATGCAGTAGCTCGTACCGTTTCTAAGGACGCTCGCCAACTTAATGACACTCTTGCTGGACTGCACTCCTCATCAGGTAACATTTTCATAGTCGTAGATGAAGCCTCTGGTGTGCCTGATCCCGTTTTCACTGCCCTTGATGGTGCCTTAACTTCTAAAGGAGCTAGTGTTCTCCTGATTTCCAACCCCGTTTCTACTAGTGGTTACTATTATGATACTATAAGTGATCCAGAAGGTAAAGGCAAGCATTACACTGTCCTTTACTTCGATGCCCGTAATAGCCCATTAGTTGATAAGAATTTTGAAGAGTTGATAGCGGCCCGTTACGGTCGTGACTCTGCGATGTTTCGTGCCAAGGTCATGGGTTTACCTATTGGCTTAGATGAAGCCTTCCTCATAACTCCTCAAGCATACGATAAACTTATTCGTGACAACACCATGATAATGGATGGAAGAGTTATCCTAGGAGTTGATGTTGGTGGCTCAGGATCAGACCCATCTGTTATTTGTCACCGACAAGGTAACTCAATTATAGCATGGAATGACTTTGCAATCAATGATACCGCCTTTTTGGTAGAAGAAATCAACCGGATCGTCGCCACCAAGTATGCTAACAAGAACGTATGTGTAGTTGTTGATGCCTTAGGAATAGGTGCTGGTGTTTACAGTTACCTTTCTCGTTCCCGTAAATTTCCTGTTATCGGCCATATTGGGTCAGAAAAAGCCTTCCAAGAAAATATGTTCGATAATAAGCGTACTGAAGCTTATTATAAACTAAAACAAACTATCCTTGATCTACATTTTCCTGTAAAGCCACCGGAAAGGCTCAAAAAGGAACTAGTTAATATTGAATTTGACTATTCTGGCCTGAAGATTCAGATGAAACTTACCAAGAAACAACTGGTTTCACGTCTAGGGTTCTCTCCTGACAATGCAGATGCCCTCACTTTAACAACCCTTATAGATAGTTTTTCAATGATGGCATCTTCTGGATTTGTATCTCCTGGAGCTAGAACAAAACTTAGCTCGTTAATGCTGCAACGCAACCGAGAGCAGCGTTACGGCAAGTTTGCTCGTTTTATACGTTAGATTTTTTCATTATGCAAAATGCTTAAGGAGTTTAAAATGATAAACTTACGAAATTTTATTCCACTTTCAAAGGGCGCAGTTATCGTCAACCCACCCACCCTATACAAAGAAACTTCCGAGTTTCCTAGGGCAAAACTGTCTTCCCTTGGAAACGCTAAAAACATCTACGGTATAACAGGCTTGGATAGCGCTATGAAAGGTTATCCTTCCTCGACTGCTGAACCAATGAGTGAACTACTTGCCCCTGGTGGGCTGAAGATTTACCAAAAGATGCGAAAGAACGACCCCATTGTGGGAGGCTTAATTCTATTGCTAGAAACTGTTATGAAACGCCTAAAATGGGAGATCATTGGACCTAATGCTGCTTTAGTAAAAAAGATGTTTGACGAAATGGAAACTCCAATGGCACAAATCTTTGGAGAAATTTCTGAGGCTTTCTGCTATGGGTTTTATTTAGGAGAAAAAATTTGGCAGGTTAAAAATGGTCTTGTAACCTTGGTTGACATCGCCCCTCGTTCACAACTCACTATCGAAGCCATTAATGATGACGATGGAATGGTTATTCAGAATACTGATTCAAGAGGACAGTTAACTATTCCTTATGCAAAATGCCTTCACATTACTTTTTCGACTGAATGCCGCAATCCATTTGGCTCTTCTATCCTTCGCCATCTTTACAAGCCTTATTACTATAAGGTCTCCATTGAAGCAGCGGAGGCATTAGGCATTGAACGTGACTTAGGTGGTCTGCCAATAATGACGGCACCTGAAGGATTTGACTTCAATTCCGCCATTGAAGGTTCACCTACTTATAGTGAGGAAATTGCTCAAACTCTTGACTGGGCAATTTCCCTAGTTTCTCAAGTTCGTCGTGATCAACAGCAAGGCGTTGTCAAGCCATTTGGGTGGGACTTTACTATTCTCCGTGGTGAGCAACGGGCAGCTGTCCCGACTTCCGACATCATTGCTAGATACAACACTGAGATGACAACTGGCATCCTTGCTAACTTTATCTCTCTTGGTGCCTTCGCAACAACCAACAATGCTAACACCGAAATCCATGTAGCTAACTTTTTAGCAGCTTGCGAGTCTTACGTTAATATTATTGCTGCTTCTATCGACAAACAGATCATCAATCCAATTTGTCGATATAACCGTATTGAAAAACAGCCACATATTGCCTTAAAGCTAAAGAACATCGGTATCTTAAAAACTCTTGGAACATTCCTATCATCCGTAACAGAAAAGGGGTTGATTCGTCCGACTGAAAGCATCAAACACACCATCCTGGAACTTTTAGACTTCCCGGACGATGAGCCCCTTGTTGATCCTAAAGATAATAAAAACTCTTTGGAGGAGAATAATGCCTAGTATAGATAGATCACAAACTATTCCTGCATACATTTATGAAGCTTACAATACCCAAAGTAAGCGTCAGAAATTTCCGCCCAGCAACTTTCTCTTAGTTGACTCTAGTGGCAACCGAAAGTTTCCTTATAGAGATCCAAAATCAGGGGCTATTCATTGTGGGCTCTTACGCGCCGCCATGTCTCGAGCTGCTCAATACAATTATACTGAAGTTGAAACCAAAGCTCGCAGTATTTATGAAAAAAGTTGCAAAGAAAAAGAAAAGGACATTGAGATCAAGAAACTCGATATCCAAGGCGAAGAAGTCTTTGGAATTGTTATTGCTCCTGATGAACTCGACATGGATGGCGACACCTTCACAAAAGATGCTATCCGTAAAGCTTGTTATGAGTACAATACCTATTTTCAGGGAACAGCTTACCGACATGGACTTCGACTCAACACTGAACAGGTAAATCTTTTGGAAAGTTACTGTGTTCCGACTGATCTTGCCATTAATGGCGAAACTATCAAGGAAGGTTCCTGGGTTCAACGCTGGAAAATCAAAGATCCTGAACTGCAACGCCAAATCCGTGATAAGGAGATTGTTGGGTTCTCATTAGGTGGCTTCATTATAGACAATTCATCCCGTGGTTAACTCTCTTTCCACTCCTCTGTTGGCCGTCGGAGACTGCCCACTCTGACGGTCTTTTTTATCCCCATTTTAATTTGACTAATTTTAAACTTTAGCCCAATATCATGACCTAGCG